TGGTCAACCTGGAATACTCGGTCATCGCTCCCTACCGTCAGAGCAAGTCCTGCTACTGGCTGGCGAGGGACGCGGCGATCGGTGGGTTCCGGCTGCTGCTCGACGGCCAGTCGCGGCCCATCTGGGAGCCCAGCATGGTTCTCGGGTCGCCTGACCTGCTGCTCGGCAAGCCGCTGGTGGCGGACCCGTTCATGCCGGCGGTGGCCACTGGCGCCAAGTCGATCGCGTTCGGCGACTTCAGCCAGTTCTTCGTCCGCATCGTCGGCCCGGTCCGGTTCGAGCGTAGCGACGACTTCCTCTTTGGGACCGATTTGGTCGCTTTCAGGGCAATAATCCGTGGCGACGGCACGCTGGTTGACCAGACCGGCGCCATCAAGACCTTCCAGGGGCCGGCGACCTAGTACGTGAGCCCCGCCCGCTTATCCAAGGGCCTGGCGGGCGGGGCTCATCACCACAGCAGGAGGACAGGGAATGGCAACTTACGGCAGCAACAGCACCGAGGAGCCGGGCCAGTACCCGACCACGGAGTGGAGCGACTTCGGCCTGCCCGAGCAGAACTTCGGCTCAGGTGCGCCTGGTGGCTCACCCACCTCCAGCCAGGTGGACGTAGGCGACACGAACGAGCCGGGCCAGTACCCCGACCGTGAGACCTTCACTGGCGTCGCCCTCGGCGGCACCGGCGCACCCGGCACCCAGGGGATCAACAGCGACCTGACTGGTGGCCCAGACACGATCCGCGTCACCAAGCCGACGTTCTACAAGTCGATCTATGAGCTTGATGAGCCGGGGGCCGTCTGGGACGAGGCGAACGGTGCCGGCTACAAGCAGATCGTCGTCCGCGACTCGATCTCCGGTCCTAACGACTGGACCCAGGCGAGTGATGGCTCCTACGGCCCCGGCTACAACATGCCAGGCGTCGAAGGCAACACCCCGACCCCGGGCAGCGGCCAGTACCAGACCGGCGCGGGCAACGTCATGTATGGCGGGCGGCTGAACGGCACCGGCAACACCAGCCAGCACCCGTCGTGGTCGGGGCCTGGTACCTGACATGGCGTCCCAGTTCGCGCGTGCCGTAGCCAGTGCTCAGGCTGGCTACGGTGGGCGCGGGCGGGACGGCTCGTTCCGCGAGGCGCACAGCCAGCAGCACACCGATGCGATGGACCGCATGGACACCCACGACCGGCGGCTCGCCGCGCTGGAGGCCCTGGACCCGTCCACTCTTCACGCGGCTACGGGGGAGATAGAGAAGCCGGGTCCGCAGAATTTCGGGGAGACGTGATGGAAGACCTCACTGGCAGGTTCATGGCGAACCTTGTGCCCTCCTCGATGCAGGCGGGTAACACCACTGCGGACGACCCCCAGCTGGCCATGACAGCCCCCGGCTCCCAGTCCGTTCTGCCGGTGCCCGACAAGATGGACGTGCTCCCGCAGCCGACCTTCACTAACAGCGCCCCGATCCCCGTCGTGCACCCAGGCAAGCAGCAGCATGCCCCGTTCGCTCACGGGAACCGTGGCAACGGCACCTTTGAAACGATCAGCATCGGCGGAACGTGGAAGGAAGTTTAGCCATGCCCCAGCCCGTCTCGTCGCCAATCACCTCGACCCCATCGGTGGACGGCCAGCCGTATGACGCCACCTCGGAAGCGACTATCGGCCCCTGGGTGTCGGTCGATGACAGGAGCGGCCCCGCGAGCCTGCAGGGTGGCCAGGTGACCGGCGACTTCCCTAGCACTGCCCCGTGGCAGCAGGTCTAGCGCCTGCCCAGTTCGGTTAGCCGGCGGGTGAACGCCGGGTACCAGTCGATCTCTTCCCAGCCTGGCTGGCGCTGCGTGTCAAACTGCTGCCTGGTGAACAGCTCATCGACACCGATTCCCCACTTCTGTGTCCAGCGGGCGAAGCATTCGGCGTCGTGGTACGGCCCGTTGAAGTTCTGCCGTGTCTCCATCACTTCGCCGATCTTCGGTGCGCCACGCCAGAACCGGTCCAGCCCAATGTCGTTGTGCCGCATCTGCCAGACATGCTCGTCGTGGACTGACAGCCGGTCCGGGCAGGTTTGCAGGGCACGCAGCTCGTAGTCGGCTTCGGGGCCGCCGATGGCGCGGAACCGCTCATCGAACCAGCCGGTGGCGTTAAACCCGGCGAGTGACTGCAGCTGGACCGTGTCACCGTGCGGGGCGATATAGGTGTCATAGGTGCTGGTGATCAGCTCGTGCCAGCCGGGCAGTACCACCACGTCGTCCTGGGACATCAGGCACCAGTCGCGGGTCTCGAACGTGTGCCGCATGCACTGGTTCCAGCACCAGGCGATGCTCCCGGTCTCCCAGGAGGAGCGGAAGATGTTCCGCCATATCTTCACCTGCGGGTAGACGGCCTCGATCTCGCTGTAGTCCACGGTGGGGTCGTTGGCGATGAGATTGACCGTCTCGAACTTGAACGATTCCAGCCAGCCCTTGATGGTGGCGCTCAATGTGGCCAGCCGGCGGAAGCTCACGATCCACAGGGATACCTCGTCAGGTGTCACGGGTCCAGCCATTCGATTACGGTGCCGTATTCGGGGTGGCCATGGACCTTCTCCAGGTCATCCCAGCTTGCCCAGATTGAGTGCGAGCGGAACTCGGTGAGCCAGCGCACGCAGGCGGTCCCATCGCTGAAGACGACGCCCTCAAACTGAACTTCGTCCGGTGGGTTAGCCGTTCCCTGTTCGTAATATTCAGGTGGCGGGCTGGGGCGGTAACAGCGGAACCTTCTCATAGCTCCTCCAGCAGGGCGGTGCCGCGTGCCACCAGCACCTCATCGAGCGGCGGCGCGTGCAGCGGGGCGCAGTTCAGCAGGGACAGGGCGGCGATCACCATCACGTCGTGGGGGACCTCGCCGCCGAGCCATTCCCCCAGTGCAGCCATATGCTGCGGGCGCGACCGCCAGGGCCTGAAATCGCCCCGCCTGGCCCGCCCCCAGTGGACGATCATCCCCGCTACCAGTTTCGCCAGGTCGTAGCGCCGGTCACCCCAGCGGGTCTTGTCGGCGAAGTCTTCCCGCCAGTCGATACCGGTGAACGCGCCATCGGGGGAGACGATCACGTTGCCGAGGTTGAAGTCGCCGTGGAAGGTGACTGGCTGGCACCCGCGTTCCAGCTCGCCCCACCTGACGCGGGCCACAGCATGCTGCGCCATCTCGCGCAGTCCCGGCCGCAGCATCGCCACGCGGGTGAGCGTCTTCCCCCGGTAGAACCGGTCACAGTCCGGTGCCGGGTTCAGCACCCGCACCGTGCGCCACAGGTCACGCTGCGCCCAGTCCAGCAGCCGGGGCACGAGGTCAGGGTCACCCTCGGCGGCCTCATAAGCAGGGACGCCCGCCACATACTCGTAGGCGAACATGTGTGGCCGGGTGCCGGTCAGCTTCGGCACGGCGGCGGCGATGTCAGCCTGCCGCCGGACACGCCTGGCCAGCGAATCCCGATCTTCGCGGAACTTGACCACACGCCCCCGCTCAGGCAGCACATAGGTCACCTCACCCGGCTTGACCCAGTCGTAACCAGAACGTGCCGCGACCGCCCGTGCATAGGCTGTCTCGTCGCCGATGTCGGTCCAGCTGATCCGCCGCACAAACAGCGAAGCGAACCTGACCAGCTGGTCAAGCCCGCCGGTCACCTGCCGCTCCCCGGCGAGCAGGCCCGAGGTGGTGATGCCACCCCAGAAAGACGGCAGGTCACGGCGGGTGATCATCGCCAGCCCGGTGTAGGCGTCGCCAGCCGCTGGCCCGGGGACCTTGTCGTAGATCGCATACGCCATATGGGTGCTGGGGGAAGAGCTGATCCGGCACCACCGTTCGGGTGCGGTGCCCGCCGGGATAGGTGCGACCCCCGCCCAGGATTCCCCGCCGTGCCACAGCGCATCATCGGCCGCCCACAGCGTGTCGCACGAGGCGAAGATCAGGTCATCGCCGCCCACTTCACTGCGGGCAGCGAGCAGCGAAGTGCCGGGACCGCCGCGCGGCTTATCCCAGCCGGGCACGGGAACGAAGGTGATCTTGTGGTCGGGGTGGGCCAGGTCCAGGTAGTCCCGCACCTGCTCGGCGCGGTAGCCGGTGCAGACGATGATCCTCGCGCCAGGCGGGGCCAGGCCGATCTGATGGGAAATGACCGCCCGCCCGTCGAGTGGCACCAGCGCCTTATGCAGGGCGTCACCAGCCCGGCCCATGCGGGTGCCAGGACCGGCGGCAAGGATGACGAACGCTGTCATGTCCGGCCGTAATCGTCTTCGAGGCGGGTCGTGTCGGTGTCATCGTCATAGGTGGACACTTCGAGGTAGACCAGCGGTCCCACAACCTGGTGCGCCACGCCGGGCCTGATCCGCACCATGGCCCCGTCGCCACCAAGGGTCACCTCGCCGGCTTCGACATGGCCACCGCCGGACAAGATGATGAGCAGCTCGTCCTTGCGGTCGTGGCGCTGCATTGATGTCCGGTGACCTTCCTGCACAGTCAGGTACTTGATTGTCAGGTCGTGATGGGGGTCATCGAAGCACCGCATGAACCCCCATGGCCGGTGATCGGTCCGTCCGCTCGCCAGAAGCTGGGCGAGCAGATCAGCCGTGGGCGATGGCATCGCTGATCACCTCCCGGACGTGCTGATCGTCATAGGGGGCGAGGACGGCGGCCACCTTGGGTGTCTCCAGGTGGTAGCGCAGCGCGGCGCGGGCCTGCTCAAAACCGGTGCCCTGCCCCCCGGTGAACCAGCGCTTCCAGGCCCCGGTCCAGTAGGCGAATTCCAGGATCTGCACCCCGTCGTCATGCGGCAGGACGCGCAGCCAGGCGTCCACCTCCACGTTGGCGAACTCGGGTGCCACATTGTAGAACCCGGCCAGGTCATATTCCTGCCGCCCGCCGAGCCAGTCCAGGTTGTGCGCCTTCACCGCGACCCGGTAGCTCTCGTAGACGCGGGCTGTTTTCTCCGCCTGCACGACGCCGATCAGGTGCCCGTATTGCCGGTCGGCCCAGATGTGGCCGCCGAGCGCGGCGACCGCCGCCACCGGCTGGCACAGCTTCAGTGCGATATCGAGGAGCGTGTACAGCCAGCCCTGGGAGTCGCGCTCGCCGCCGATCTCAATCGCGATCCTGCCGCCGTACCGTTCGCACAGCCGCGCCAGTTCGGCGGTCTGGTTCTCGCGGGGAAGCTGGCAGACATCGAGATGCAGCACGTCGAACCCGGCGTCCACGTCGGCATCGAGAGCGTTGAGCCAGTTGTCATCGGGATCACCGTTCTGGCAGGGGCCACCGTGGTCGCGGACCACGTCAGTCACGCCGCCGGACAGCTTCTTCACCGCCTCCACCAGCGTCTTGCTGGTGTAGCCGGTGTAGCCGGGCGTGAATTCGCCGACCTGCCGGCGGGACGCGACGATCTGCTCGACCTGCAGTTTCGCCGCCTCCTCAACCACGCGCCGGGACGCGGCACCCACGCACAGCTTCATGCCGTCACCCGCATGGCATTGGCTCCTCGCATTCGCCTCGGCTGGACGGGCAGGATCTCACCGGCCCGGCGCACCAGCACTGATGCTCCCCCGCGTGTCTTTCGTTCAGGACGCAAAAATGCTTCAGGACGTGCCGCACAGACGCGATAGTAGCGCAGGCCACCCACACGGTAGTCTGGCCCGGTGGAAGCCGCCGAACTGACCATGGTCTGCCCGTCCCGTGGCCGGCCCGGGAACATTGTGGAGCTGACGGAAGCCTGGAAGCAGACAGGCACCCAGGCGCATCTGATGGTCGTGGTGGATGATGACGACCCCGAGCTGGACGCCTACCTGTATCTCGATGTAGATCTGCACATCATCTACGAGCCCCGCCGGCTGGGGCCGATCCTCAACTCGGTCATGCCAGCCGCCGCCCAGCACGGCGGCGCGGTCGGGTTCCTGGGTGATGATCACCGGCCGCGCACGCCCGGCTGGGACAAGGCGCTGGTGGATGCGCTGCCCGGTGTCGCCTACGGCAACGACCTGTTCCAGGGGCGCAACCTGCCGACTGCCGTGGTGATGTCGGCGGGGATCGTGCAGGCGCTGGGATATTTCGTGCCACCAGGGCTGATGCACCTGTATTTTGATGATTTCTGGCTGACCCTCGGGCGCGAACTGGGTGCCCTCACCTACCTGGAGGATGTGATCATTGAGCACATGCACCCGGTGGCGGGTAAGGCCAGCTGGGACGAGGGGTATGTGCAGGCCAACTCGGTGGAGCAGTTCAACACTGACTCCGCCGCCTACCAGCAGTTCATGATCACCCAGTGGCCGGCTGACCTGGATCTGCTGCGGGCATCAGGGTGGCGCGGTGAGTGAGTGGAAGCTGTTCGAGGGAGATGTCCCATACTTCTCCACCACGGAATTCTTCGCGGCCCACCCGTGGGTACCGCCCGAGAACCAGGCTGGCCACGCCCAGCGCCAGGCGATGGTCGGCGGGATGGTCAGTTACATACTCACCCAGCGGCCGGACATCACCTCCCTGACCGACCTCGGCTGCGGCGACGGCAGCCTCCTGCACCTCCTGCGCGGCCTGCCAGTGAAAGCGTGGGGTTACGACCTGGGCGAGGCCAACCTGGAACGTGCCGCCGAACTGGGGCTCGACGTGCGCCGGGCGGACATTTTCAGCGGCCTGGAGTACGGGGATCTGCTGATCGCCTCTGAAGTCGTGGAGCACCTGGCGAAACCGGAGGCGTTCCTGCGGGGCCTGCCCGACTGCAAGGCGCTGATCCTGTCATCCCCCTCAGCGGAAACTGATGAATGGCATTATGAGCATCACGCATGGGCGTGGGACATGCGCGGCTACGCCGATCTGGTGACCCGCTGCGGCTGGCGGGTGCTGGAACACCGGGAATGCGACGGCGGCGTCAACTGGCACGGTGGCGTCACAAAGCCGCAGCGGTTCCAGGCCATCCACGCGCACCGGAAACCACGGTGACGCGGGTACGGCTGCGTCCCGCCTGGAGCCAGGACCAGCTGATGGCGTTCTGCCCCCGGCCCCACGACCACACGCGCTGGCCCGATCACATCGCCAGGGTGGCGGACACGATCCAGCTGGCCCTCGACATGGGCGTCCCCAGCGTGGTCGCCGACCTGGCGTGCGGCGACGCGGCGATCGGCCGGGCGCTCACCCCGGACAAGCTGATCCTCGGCGATTTCGCGGCCGGCTATGAGATCACCGGCATGATCGAGGACACTATTGACATGATCGGCCACGTCGGCATGTTCATCTGCTCGGAGACGGCCGAGCACCTGGATGACCCTGACGCGATGATGGTGAAGATCCGGGAGAAAGCCGACTCGCTGGTGTTCTCCACCCCGCTCGCGGAGTTCACCGACATCAACCCGCAGCATTACTGGGGCTGGGACCACGATGGGGTGAGGGAAATGCTGGAAACCGCCGGCTGGGTGCCGGAAATACAGCGGGATGTGCTGCACCCGCTTGCCCAGTTCCAGTTGTGGGGGTGCCGGTGAACTTCACCTCACACAATATTCTGCTGCCGGATGGGACGCAGACCCTCCCGGGCCAGCTGCCGGTGGCAGAGTCCGGCATATGCCGGGTCGCACTAAGCGCCCTGGGACTGGAGTTCGGCTACGGGTCACGTTCCGGTATCAGCGTGGCGGACTTGGGCTGCCTGGAAGGCGGGTTTACCGCCGAGTTCGCCCGCGCTGGGTATGACGCATATGGCATCGAGGCCCGGCAGGAAAACTACGACAATGCGGTATGGCTGAAGGATGCGCTCGGGCTTGAGAATCTGGGCTTTTTTCAGGGTGATGTCCGTACGCTACTGCCGGGCACGGAGTTCGACGCAGTGTTCTGCTCTGGCCTGCTCTATCACCTCGACGCCCCGGTGGCGTTCCTGAACCTGCTGGGCAAAGTCACCCGGCGCATGCTGATCCTGCACACGCATTTCTCGATGGAAAACGGGCACCCGGAAAGCGTCCACAACCCCACTGGAACCTGGTGTGAGCCCTTCCAGTCACAGCATGAGGGCCGCACCGGGCACTGGTGCCACGAAGAAGACGACCGGTGGGCGAGCTTCGGCAACACCAAATCGTTCTGGCTGTGCAAAGACGACCTGCTGCTCAGCCTCCACGAGGCAGGGTTCACGCACGTGTCCGAAGTGCCTGACTGGCACAATACGCAACGTTTCATGACGGTCCAGGGGTCAGGTGGCGCCTTCCCCGACCACGGTATGTTTGTGGCGGTCAAGCCGTGAAGGCGCTGGTGACAGGTCACTGCGGTTTCATTGGATGGCATTTCAAGACCCGGCTGGAAGCTGACGGCTGGGACGTGGACGGCTGCGACATCGCCGCCACCAACGCCCGCGACGCCCGTGACCTGTTCCGGCATGCTGTCCGCCGCTATGACCTCGCGGTGCATTGTGCCGCTGTCGTCGGTGGCCGCCACACGATTGAGAACGCGCCGCTCGACCAGGCGGTCAACCTCGAACTCGACGCGGGCCTGTTCCAGTGGGCGCTGCGCACCCGCCCCGGCCGGGTGATCTACTTCTCCTCCTCCGCCGTCTACCCGGTGGATCAGCAGAGCGGCATTTTCCGGTTCCCCCTCACCGAGGACATGATCGACCTGGATGTCCCACGCCAGCCCGATGAGCTGTATGGCTGGGTGAAGCTGACGGGTGAGCGGCTGGCCTGTCTCGCCCGGCGCGAAGGTGTGCCGGTGACGGTGGTGCGCCCATTCTCGGGCTACGGCGAGCACCAGGACATTGACTACCCGTTCGGCGCGTTCGCTGACCGTGCCCGTAATCGTGAAGACCCGTTCACCATCTGGGGGGACGGGTACCAGGCCCGCGACTTCGTTCACGTCGATGATGTGGTGGACGCCACCCTGGCCGTGGCGGAGTCGGGCACCGAGGAGCCGGTCAACATCGGCTGGGGCGAGCCGGTGACGATGATGGAGCTGGCGCAGCGGTTCACCAGCGCCGCTGGCTACACGCCAGGATTTAAACTGAAGACGACCGCGCCGGCTGGGGTGAGCTACCGGGTCGCTGACCCGGCCCGGATGCGCAAGTTCTACCAGCCGCGCGTCACCCTCGATGAGGGCATACGCCGTGCCCTGAGAGGCGCCGAGTTACATGAGCCCGCTGGTGTCAGTTATCAGCCCGACCTGGCAACGGCACGAGTGGCTGTTCGACCGCTGCATCGCCTCGGTGAAGGCGCAGGAGTATTCACCCATCGAGCATGTGATCGTCTGCGACGGCCCCGACCCGGTGCTGGCGGAACTGATCGGCCAGATGGAGATGACGGCAGGCTATTCGCTGATCTTCGAGCAGATGCCGCCGAACCCCGACCCACGGTGGGGGACACGCGCCCGGCTGCGCGGCCTGGAACTGGCCACCGCTGACCTGATCGCCTATCTCGATGACGATGACTCCTACCGGCCGGACCACTGTTCCCAGCTGGTGCGGGCACTGGAACGCCACCCCGAAGTGGGCTTCGCCTACACCCAGATGGCCAGCCACGGCGGCGTCATAGATGGAGCGGCCCTGGCTGTCATCGGCTCGGGTGACCTCGGCCCGTGCGCCATCGGCACACCCATGATCATGCACCGGCGGGAGCTGCTGGAAATCTCCACCTGGGGACCGCCAGACGCGATGGAAGACTGGCGGCTGGTGGACCGGTGGGTGGAACGGGGCATCAAATCTGAGTTTGTGCCGTGGGTTACCATAGATGTATGGCCGAGTGCATATCGCTGACTCCACGTGGAGCTATGCTGAAAAGCCTGGGCGTGGCACGGCGGGGCGAGGCGTGGCTGGGACCGGCTCGGCGCGGCTAGGCAGGGCTACCTCAAGGCATGGCGCGGCGCGGCTTGGCAGGGCGAGGCTGGGCGAGGCTGGGCATGGGTGCCCCAGACGGAAAGGTTCGGTGACGGCCGGTGAGTCAGGCCCCTCACTTCACCTCCTCCGTCTGGGGCATTTTAAGTCCATGATGCACAGGCTGAAGGCAACCCCCTGCCCACAGGCTGCGGGTTTTTCCGAGTCAAGCTGCCCCTCGATCAGCTGGCTGCCCACGGGTGGAAGGTGCGTTACCAGGCGTTCACCCCACCCCCCGAGGTGGCGAACTACAAGCTGATCACCGCCGAGCGGCTGGACCGCCCGCAGGTGCTCGGGGCCTGGCGGCGGCTGCGGCAGGGCCACCGGCTCGCCTATGAGATAGACGACGACGTGTGGAACATTGACGTGACCAACTTCAGCGCCTACAGCACATATTCGCGGCTGGCGGTGCTCGACGCGGTTGAGAACTCGATCATCACCTCCGACCTGGTGACCGTGACCACCGAGCCGCTGGCCGAGGCAGTGCGGGCACATACCAGCCATACCAACGTGAAGGTGATCGGCAACTACCTCCCCGCCTCTGTGCTCACCATGGAACGCAAGCGCCGTGAGCATGTGACGATCGGCTACGCCGGCGGCGCGAGCCACGCCATGGACATGGCGATGATCGCCACCACGGTGCGCAAAGTTCTCGACCGCGACCCCGGCCTGCGGCTGCATGTCGTGGGAGTGGACTACCGGCCCACCCTCGGCCACAACCACGCCTACCACACCCCATGGGTGGACAACCCAGCCGACTACTGCCGCAGCATGGATCAGTACCTGGATTTCGACATCGGCCTCGCGCCGCTCGCATCCACCAGGTTCAACGAATCCAAGAGCCACCTGAAAGCCCTCGAATACGCGGCGATGGGCATCCCTGTCGTCGCCTCAGACTTCGGCCCCTACCCAGGGTTTGTCATCGACGGGGTGACCGGGTTCCTGGTGCGCAGCAAGAGCGAATGGCGGGACCGTATCCGCGAGCTGGTGGCCGACGAGGATCTGCGTGAGAGCATGGGGGCCAAGGCCCGCGAGCTGGCTGCCCAGCATACGATTGAGGGCAACTGGCATAGGTGGGCCGCCGCGTACCAGGAGGTACTGACGTGATGATCGTCATCATGGACCAGCAGATGAGCGGCACCCGCTATGACGGCCGGGACTGGCCAGGCCATGGGGCAGAGTTCGAGGTGCCCGACTGGGAAGGCGTGGAGCTGTGCGCCGGCGGCATTGCTCACCCGAAGGCGGTAGTAGCGGAGGAGCGCAAGGTGGAAGTCGCCATGCCACCGCCTGACCCTGCCGTGGAGGTGCGCGCAGAGCCCGCAGCCGCCCAGGTGACGGCCCCGCCCGCCGTGGCGGAGGAGAGTGACGAGAACCTTCCCGTGGAGATGCGCAAGCGCGGCCCCGGCCGCCCCCCGGGCAGCACTAACAGGCCGAAGTGATGACGCGCTAAGCTGTCCCGTAACAGGCCGCACCGTCGATTGAGAGCACGACTGGTGACTGCGGCCTGCATTGATGAGCTGGTGAAAGCCTGGGCGCTCGATGAGATCACCCAGCAGGCTTTCGGTACCGAGTACCGCATCGCGGTCACCTGGGTGCCGGTCCCTGCCCCAGGTGCCCCGAACGTCATTGTCCCTGCCTGGTATCTGGCGATCACCACCCGCAACCCCCTCATCGGCGAGCCGCGCCTGTGCCACACGATACCGATCGGCATACCCGAGCCCGACGAGAAGACGGTGCGCCGGGCCATCGCCGAGGGCCTGCACCTGCTGCTTGACCTGACCGCCTCGAAGCTGGCGGGGGTGAACGGCCATGATCCCACTGCTGCACGCTGAGACCCGGTGGGAATGCCCGAACTGCCCGGCCACCCACCTGACCACCGAGCCGCAGCCGCATATCCCGTTCCATGAGTGCCCGGGGCTGCGTGGCATCCTCGCGCCCTACGTGGAGGAGGGTACTCGCTGCAACGTGCACGCCCTCGGCCGTGAGGATTACGTGGGTCCAGAGCAGGGCCTGCGGGCTGACGCTGATGGCCGTCCCGTCATGAGCGTGATAACCGAACGGTGGGACGGCAGCAACGACTGCGCCGTCTTCCCCGGTACCGCATCCGCACAACAGGAAGGCTGACCCATGGCCTGGGCAACGTCCAACATTTCCGGCGCCGGGCTTGACCAGCTCCTGAACGGCACCTTCTATGCCACCAACGCTGGCACCTCCTATGCGGCCGACACGATCGACGTCGCGCTGTATAACAACTCGGTCACGCCGGACAAGAACGCCACGCTGGTCAACAACACCTTCAACGGCGGCACCTGGACGGGCAACGAGCTGACCTCGGCTGGGCAGTGGGCCGCCGGCGGTGTCGCGCTCGGCTCAAAGACCCACACGTTCGGTGCTGGCACGGTGCAGATCAGCGCCGCCAACACCGCTTCGGGTAACGCCGCGACCCTGACGGGCGTGTTCGGCTGCGCGGTCTACGACGCCACGCTGACACTGAAGTACCTCTACTGCTGGAATTACTTCGGCGGCTCACAGAGCGTGACCGCTGGTACGTTCACGGTCGTCTGGTCGGGTTCCGGGATTCTCCAGTACACGCTCACCTAGCTAGGAGGCGCTGCCATGCGCCGTCTGGGTTATGCATTCGCCGTACTAGTGGTGACGGTAATGGTGGCCGTGGTGGGCGCCCGCGCCCTGGCCGCTGGCGGCCTGACCGACGTGACATTCAACGGGTGCCTGGCGGGCGGGAAGCTCACAGGCGTGCAGGCGACGCGGACCCCTTCGTGCGCAGCAACCGCGACGCCCGTGCAATGGGCAGGGAAGGCAGGCGTCACAGCCAGCCCGTCGCCAACCATCACATCGCCGAGCCCCAGTCCCAGTGTGAGCACAAGCACAAGTGCCCCCCCGCCGGGGACGTGCGTGACGAGCGACCCATCGGGGAACTGTGGCCCGTACAGCTACGCCGGCATCACCAACAGCAACGGCTTCAACACCTATGTGTCGAATAACTGCTGGGGCGACCCATCCTGCCAGCAGACCGTGACTGCAACCGATCCAGGTAACTGGTCGGTCACTGCGCACGAGCCTGACGGGAACACGGCGGTCATGACCTACCCCGACGTTAAGCAGATGTTCAATGACTGGTGCGGCACCGGCTGGAATGACTGCGCCAATATGACCGACACCCCTCTCTCGGCGATGTCGCTGCTGACCAGCAGCTTCACCGAGAACATGCACCAGGCGAGCGGCACGATCGCCGAAGCCGGGTACGACCTGTGGCTGACTGGTACCTCCGGTTACGGGGAGGTCATGGTCTGGGTGGATAACTCCAACCGGGGAACCGGCGGCGCGACGATCCTGGGTACGGCTAACATTGGCGGCCAGTCATACACGGTCATGCACTTCGGTTCGGGTGAGCTGATCTATTCGCTCGACTCCAACGAGCAGTCGGGCACGGTGGACATCCGGGCCGTCCTCCAGAATGCGGTGAATAACGGGTACGAGTCGCCGGGGCTATCACTGGCCGAACTCGATTTCGGCTGGGAGATCTGCTCGACTGGCGGCCAGGCGCAGACGTTCACGATAGGCAGCTACTCCATCACGGCTGCGAACTGATGGACCTGGAACAGCTGAAGCTGTCCCTCACTGGGATCACCGGCGAAGACCCGTGCATCCCAGTGCCCAGCAACGGCCACCGCAGCGAGTTCAGCCGGCCTGACCGTGCCCGGGGCGCGGACTGGCCGGCGCATGCCCCGACGATGATCGGGCTGGAGCGGCTGGGCAACATCCAGGAATGTGTGGAGAAGATCCTCGCCGACGACGTGCCCGGTGACCTGATCGAGACCGGGGTGTGGCGCGGCGGGGCCTGTATCTTCATGCGGGCCATCCTCAAGGCACACGGTGACACCAGCCGCACCGTGTGGGTAGCCGACTCATTCGCTGGGATGCCCAGCGCCGAGCACGGCGGCGAAGAGGGCTGGTTCGGCATGCCCCAGCTGGCCGTCCCGCTCGATGAGGTGAAGGCGAACTTCGCGGGCTACGGGCTGCTTGATGAGCAGGTCCAGTTCCTGCCCGGCTGGTTCGATGAGACGCTGGCCGCTGCACCCATCGAGCGGCTGGCGCTGCTGCGGCTCGATGGCGACCTGTACTCCTCGACCATGACCGCACTGGAAGCCCTGTACCCGAAGGTGTCACCCGGCGGGTTCGTCATCATTGACGACTGGTGGTTCAAGTCCTGCCGTGAGGCAGTCACCGAATACCGGGCGAAGCATGGCATCACCACGCCTATCTGGCAGGCTGACTACGGGTACTGGCGGGTGCCTTCCGCACAATGATCAGCCCGTAGCGGTATTCCACCGACTCCACCTCACCGCCAGGCTCGGTAAACAGGGCCAGGAACGATTCGGCGGTGCGCATCATCGAATGGTCACCGGCGTGCAGCGGGTGGTTCCCGTAGCCGACGAACCAGTCCTCGATCACATACCAGCCACCGGGCCTCACCAGCGGCCACAGCAGCTCCCAGGTGATGCGGGTCAGTTTCCCCAGGTGGGAGGCATCGTCCACGATCAGATCCCAGGCCGGACAGACCGCCGCGAGCTTGCCGGGCAGGTCGTCGTCTTCCTGGCTGGCGATGATCTGCACACTCTCCTGCGGCCACACCGACTCTTCGCTGCGGTCCACCCCGGCGACGACCCCGCCGGGGAACAGCGCCTGCCACATGTGCAGCGACTCACCGCGCAGCACGCCGACCTCACACACCCGCCCGGCTGTGCCGATCTCCGCCGCCATCTTCAGGTAGGTGGGCAGGTAACCCTGGCTGACCTTGTCGCTGGCGAACCGCAGTGCGAGCGGCCGGTCGGTGTCGTACTGGGCAGGCACGTAACGCGCCGAGCCGTCCGCGTTCATGTAGCGGGCCTGCAGGGCATTGGCCAGCCGGGCGGCATCGTCAGGGCAGCTGACCTCGCTCATCTCCGCGCCATACACCTGAATACCAGCCGGCTGGCGCACCGGGTCGAACATGACCGGGATGGGGCGGTGATACACCGCCAGCGGGTTGTCATCGGGATGCTTCGGCGGCTCCCCCGGGTGACGCTCGAACCCGGGCGGCCCGAGCGTCGGTGGCCCGCTGTAGTCATGTCGGTGTTCCACGTCCGGGGCGTGTATGTGCGGTTTCAGCCCGTGGCCGAGGCGCAGCCGCCCGGCGATGACCAGATCGAGAAACTGCCACGGGACACCGGTCAGGTCAGGGTCGATGATGTTGCGCAGCTTGCCGTCGCGCTCGAACTCGGTGGCGGGGATCTGCCGCTGGAGGGCGGCACCGAACCGGGTGCAGCCGAGGCCCTGCGTGAGCCGCTGGCCCGAGTTGAAAATCGGGTAGGGGAAGACGCACCACTGCTGCGGGCAGATGAGCAGCTGCGGCACCACGTCGTCGTGGATGATCATGTCCTGCTCGATGATCAGCAGATCCTCATCGCCGGTCCACCGCTCCTCGATCGCCCGCCAGTAGGCGAAATCGTCAGCGGACACGTCCACCAGTTCGGCCCCGGGCAGCCCGGCCACCTGATCGCGGGTATCAGGATCAAGACCCGCCTTTGTATAGCCGAGCAGTATCCGCATGGGGGGAGCCTACGCTGTAGTATTGCGATCAGGACGGTCTAGGCCAACGCCGTTCTTCTGCTGGCCGCAGCCCTCGTGGTGGTCCCACGGGGCCTGGCTGGAGCCCGCCGGGATTCATTCACCCGGATCTTGGCTTCAGGAGGCCACAGGTGAGCTTCTACACCGGCACGCAGTGTGAGCTGCTGTATGCGATGCCTGCGTCCGCCCCGGCGGTCACCAACACTGCTACCACAGGC